TAGCGGCAATCCGACGGTCAAGCGGTTCAAGACCGATATGATCAATTTCCGCAACCAGCTCGCCGGATCATTTGAAGAGAACATGATCCGTCAGGCCGAGGAGTTGATGCAGAACATGCGCGGCGCCGTTCCGGTCGACAGTGGCAATCTGAAGCGATCGATCCGCCGTCGCAACATTACCCGGAAGTTCGGCAACCGGGCACGTGTGTCGGTGCTGGTGTTTGCGGGTGGGCCGTTGACTACACAACGCAGTGCCCGTAGCGGGCAAATCTACGACTATGCGCTCGGCATCGAATTCGGAACTGTAGACACCGAGGCCGAGCCGTTTTTCTATTCCAGCGCGCGACGCTACCAGCAAGCCGGACGGCAGTCGGCGGCCGAGACGCTGGAAAAGGCAATCGAGGAAAACAACCGGCTGCGAGAACAGCGCAGCGATCATTACAGCCGCAAGTCGGCGCTCGGCGTCTCTACCGGTGGCCGTGGCGGCGCGGTGTTCCTGTGAGCGCGGATGGTTCGCTGTCCGTGTTCTGGGGCGACGGCGAAACCCGTTTCAAAATTGCGATTGGGGAATTCCGCGAACTGCAGGAGAAGGTCAACGGGCGGCGCGCCGCGATGGGGCTTCCCGGCATTGGGCCACAGGAATTCTCCAACGCGCTGCGCACCAACAACGCCTGGCCTGACGACGTGCGCGACGTGCTGCGCGTCGGCATGGTGGGCGGCGGCATGACGCCAGCCGCCGCGCACCGCAAGCTGGTGTTGTATTTCGACCACCGGCCGCCGGTCGAAAGTTATCAAACCGCGTTCGCGGTATTCGCCGCGGCGTTCGTCGGCGCGCCCGGTGATGAAATGCTAAAAAAAAAGACAGCGACAACGGACCCGACGAGCCTATCGCCTTCTCCCGAATTTACGGCAACGGCGCCGTCATGAGTTACACGCCGCAGCAAGTCGACGCGATGTCGTTCTGGCAGTTCGCCGCCTGCGTCGAGGGCTTCAACAAGGGCAACCACCCAACCGATCTGGCGCCACCGTCGAACGCCGAGTTCGACGAGTTCACCGCGCGCTATGATAAAATGATCGCCTCTAAAATGGTGCATTGAATGGCGAATGATCTAGTCGTTAACCTGGGCGCGCGGCTCGATCAATTTTCCGCCGACATGAACCAGGCCGGCGATATTGCCGACGGTGCGGTTTCCAAGATCGAGCGATCGTTCGCCAGTCTTAACCCCGGCATCAACATGTCTGGCTTGGCTGCCTTGACCGCTGGCGCCGTGGCCGGTTTCGGCGCACTGATGGGGCTGGTGGCTTCGCTCAACAGTGGCCTCGACGATATGGCAAAACAGGCCGAGCGTGTCGGGCTGTCGTTCGAGCGGTTTCAGCAACTCAAGTTTGGCGCGGCGGCGATCGGCATCGGCGACAAGGCGTTCGGCGCCGACATGGAGGCGTTCACCACCAATGCGCAGGCGGCGTTGTCCAAAGTCAACGATCTCAAGCGGGTGTTCGATGCCAACAACGTTTCAATCACCACCGCCAACGGCAAGCTGAAAGAGACTAACGCGCTGTTTGAAGCCGCGGTTGACGTTCTTAAGCGGGCGCCGACGCTGGGTGACGCCTTGCAGATCGGCGGTTTTCTCGGCATCTCGAAAGACTTCGCGCAGGCAATCTATGATGCCGGCGACAATTTCCTGCGGCTGGCGTCGACCGCCAACAGCGTCGGCGCGGTGATCGACGACGCTACCATTGCCAAAGCGCGCAAGTTTACCAGCGAGTGGAATACGGCGAGCGCGGTATGGGGCGCGCAGATGAAGGCGGCGACGCTGGAGTTCCTGCCGTTGATCAATGACGCAATAGCAGCAGCCAAACGCTTGCTGGAAGTCGTCGGCATGGCGACCAGCGCGATCGGCGCCATCAAGGATTTTGCATTCGGCGTCAATGTCGACACCGCCTCGCTCGACAAGCTGCAAAGCACGGTTGACCAGATGCTGGTGGTCCGTGACAAGCTGGCGGCCGGCGATACGCTCAACCCGATCGAGCTATTTCAGGCCAGCAATGCGCAAGAGAACGGCGAGCTAACGGTCGCCACCGTTGACAAGTATCTGGCGCTGCTGGCTGACCGCATCCTGAATTTTAACAAAAGCGCCGGCGCCAGGGTGGTGATCTCGACTGGCACGCCGAGCGTCAACCCCGGTATTAAGTCGACAGCAGGTGGAGAGACTGCCTCGGCCTATGAACGCGAGGTAGACGCGATCACTAAAAAGATCGCGGTTATGGAAGCCGAGACCAAGGCGGCTGGTACATCGATCGAAAACCGTGCGGCGATGACCGAGCAGGCGCGGCTTTATACCGCCGCGGAAAAAGACGGCATCGTAATCACCGAAGCCTATGCAAAGGAGATCGAGGCGCTGGCCGGCAAGTATGGCCTGGTGGCGCAGAAATCCGCCGAGGCACAGGCGAAAGTGGCTGCGATCAACCAGGCCTATCAAACCGTCGGCTCGGCGGTTTCGACAGCGTTTGCCGACGCGATCGTCGAGGGCAAGAAATTAAACGAAGTTCTCGACAGTTTGGTGAAAACGCTTCTGAAGGCCTCGATCAACACCACCATCGGCGCCATATTCAAAGGCATCACGCCGGGCGGTAGTTTTGGATTTGCCGGCGGCACCAATTTCGCACCAGGCGGCATGGCGCTGGTTGGCGAGCAAGGTCCCGAGCTGGTTAATCTGCCGCGCGGTTCGCAGGTGATCCCGAACGACGCATTGCGTGGCGGTATGGGCGGTAGTGGCCAGATTGTCTACTCGCCGGCGATCGATGCCCGTGGCGCCAGTGTCGAGGCGGTGGCCCGGCTGGCGCAGATCATGGAACAGGATCGCGCCTCATTTGCGACCCGAACAGTCGCGACAATACAGCAAGCGCGACGCGCGCGACTGCCGGGCGTTTGATGACAATCACATATCCAATTAATCTGTTGCCAGGTTTTCCCGGTTGGACGACTGGTTTCTCGCTGCGCTGGCGCCAGGAACAATCGACGCAGGCGTCGGGCCGCATCCTGGTCAAGGACATGGGCGCGCCGTTATGGACGCTGCGCGCGGCTAGCAGAACGATGTCGCCGAACAACCTTGACCTCTGGCGTGCTAAACTGACTTCATTAGAGAATGGCCTACAGATATTCTGGGGCTATCCGATGTCGCGTTGCTATCCGATCCTTTATCCAAACGGCACATGGCCAACCGGCAGTTCGTTTAGCGGCAACACCGCCAACCTGTCAGCGATCAATGTTAATCGCAAAGCAGTCACACTATCGGCGTTGCCTGCCGGGTTTGTGTTGTCGGTTGGCGACTATATCGCGATCACGTTCGGCACCCGCAAAGACCTGCACCAGGTGATGGAAACCGCGACCGCTAATGGTTCAGGCGTCACTAACGAATTCGAAATCCGGCCGCAGCTCTGGCCTGATATGACCATCACCAAAGCGGTGTCGGTGAAACAGCCAGCCTGCCAGATGGCGATCGTACCTGGCTCGTTGTCGACAGATGCGGGGCTAAACGGTTGGGGTGCGTTTTCATTCGAGGCGATCGAAAGCCGTGACTACCCTGCGATAACAGCCGTTATCGCGCCGCCGCCTACCGACCCGAATATTGCCAGCGTTAAACTGTTGCTCGGGTTTGAAGGCGCGGACGGCTCGACTACGATCACTGATGAAAGTCCGGCGGCGAAGGGCAGCGCCACCATATCCGGCAATGCGCAGATCGACACGGCGCAGGCAAAATTCGGATCGTCGTCGCTGTTGCTGGACGGCGTTACACCGTTCGACAAGATATCGTTCAACAGCAGCGGCAGCCCGGCAACATGGAATTCGGCTGATCTGTCAAACGTCACGTTGAGCCTTGCAAACCTTCGGGCGACTGCGACTGGCACTGGTGGCGTTCGTGCTACTACAGGCAGAACGACGGGAAAATACTATTTCGAACAGACGTTTACGACGATAGGGTCCAACCCATCGGTCGGGCTTGCGCTGGCCACAGCCAGCCTGACTGGATCGCCGGGCACCGGGATCGCTTCTGTCGTCAGGTTTACCGGCAACATTACCGTCAACGGTGTGGCGACCGGTAATTCGCTCGCGATAATTGGCGGCGGCGATGTTATCGGCATTGCCGTTGACCTGACCAGCACGCCAAAACAAATCTGGTTCAGGAAGAACACGGGAAACTGGAATGGTAGCGGCACGGCCAACCCGGCAACGGGTGTTGGTGGGATCGATATCTCGTCGATCAGCACCGGGCCGCTGTTTCCGATTTTCTTTGGCACGAACCTTGACGCAATGACTGCGAATTTTGGTGCGTCGGCGTTTACCGGTGCGGTGCCGTCTGGCTTTAGCGATTGGGAGTTGATCGGGCCATTTACGATCGAGGCGTGGATCAGGATCAGCGGGTTTGGTACCAGTACCTGTACCATCGTCAGCCACGGCGTCAGTTCAATTTCATATGGTTGGTGGTTGACCCACTCCAACGCCGGGACGCTGCGTTTCCGGCTCGACGACAATGCCGATGGCGTACAAATCTATGATGTAACGCAGGGCACTGCGCCGATGGTCGCAAACCAATGGTATCACGTCGCGGTTGATCGGGACGCCAGCAACAAGATCCGTCTCTACGTGGATGGCGTGATGCGCGGCTCGCAAACATCCGCGCCTGCGGCGTCGGCCAACTCTGCTGGGACGCTGGACATTGGCTATATCGGCTCGACTACGTCGTTGGCGTTTGCCGGTTGGATCGACGAGCTGCGCATCACTAAAGGCGTGGCGCGCTATGCTAGCGATGCTGGGTTTACTGTGCCGACGGCAGCTTATCCGAGGATATAAATGCGAGGTATCAGCGCCGCCAACTACACCGCCCTACAAAATCGTGTATTGCTGCCGCGTGATTTTGTCTGGTTCGTGGTGCGCGATCGTACCACCGGCGCGCCTGTTACCGATGGCTATTGGAGTGACATTGGCCCGATCACCGCCGACGTGATCGATCCTGATACCGGCGGCACCTCGACGCGGACCTGGGTGGGTGCTGGCTCGCTGATTTCGATTTCAAATATCCCGCTGGTGTCAAATCTCACCGTGCAAAATGTCACCGTGACGCTGTCGCAGGTGGCTGATCGCGTCAATCAACTGGTGCGGCTATACGATTGCAAGCAAGGTCGCATCGAGATTTACCGCGGGCTGTTCGATCCGAATTCAAGGGTCATGGTAGCACCGGCCGAGCCGAGATTTGTCGGCACGATCGACGAAGCGCCGATCAACACGCCGGCGGAAGGTGAGGACGGCGACGTGCAACTGGCCTGCACCAGCAACACCGCCGAACTGACGCGATCGAATACCGACACGCGAAGCGACGCCAGCCAGAAGCGCCGCAACCCGGTCGACGAATTCTTTCAGGACGTCGCGGTAGTCGGCGGCTGGCAACAATTCTGGGGCAAGGAAGGCGGCTCGCCGCGCAACATGCCGGGTTATTATAAGAGGCCAACGTGATCCGCCATGCCGAGCCACCTGACAAGACGGCGGTAATCACGCTGTTGAAACAGTCGCACCATGCCGCCGGGTTCGATACACCCGGCGGCTTTTCGTTTCCGTTCGACCCGGCCTATGCCGAGCGGTTGTTTTTCATTCACCAGACGCCGCGCCACGTTTGCCTGCTGCTCGATGTCGAGGGCACCGCCGGCGGTGTGTTGATGGCGTCCTATGGTGAGCACCCGTTCGGACCGGTCAAGGTGGCGCGCGAAACCGTGTGGTTTATCAACCGGCACTATCGCGGCCTTGGCGCTGTCAGGATGCTTGACGCTTATGAAGTGTGGGCGCGTGCCAACCACTGCGAATTCATTGGCATGGCCGGCATGGGCGAAGACCCGGAAGTCGGTAAGCTATACCAGCGCCGCGGCTTTATGCCGGCTGAGCGTCATTACTTGAAAGCGATCTAGTGGCAATCTTCACACTGGCCGCGACTGCGATCCTCGGCGCGATCGGCATCACCTCGACGTTTGCGATATCAGTCGCCGCTGCCGGCCTGGCCATCGCCACCAGCTACGCCGTCAGCACGGTGATGAAGGCGCTGGGCGGCCAGCCGGAGCAAGCCAAGAGCGACAGTTTCGGACAGCAAGGCACGCTTGCCGCTGGCGGCGACGTGCCGCGTGCGTTCGGGCTCGGCAACCACATGACCGCGGGAAGCCTGGTCTATGCGAATTATTGGGGTTATTTCGGCGAGACCCCGAATGCCTATTTGACACAGGTCATTGCCGTCAGCGACCTGCCGCGTGAGCAATTGCTCGAAGTGTGGGTGCAGGGCGAGAAATGTACGCTGATGCCGGCGGCGATCGATCCCGTGCTCGGCACGCCGCTGTCGCAATACATCACCGACGACACTGGCCACCATCTCTGGATCAAGTATTATGACGGCACCCAAACCGCCGCCGATACTTTTCTAACGTCAAATGTTTCGTCGACTGATCGTCCATGGGGCTCTAACCGGATTGGCACCGGTGTTGCCTATGTGATCGCCACCTCGCTGGTCGAAGAAAAACTGTTCTCGGGTTTCCCGACCTTCAAGTTTGTTTTGTCCGGGATACCGCTCTATGACCCGACCAAGGACAGCACCAACGGCGGCAGCGGTTCGCATCGCTGGTCGACGCCATCGACATGGGGCGGCGATGGCGACCTGTTGCCGGCGGTGCAAGCCTATAATGTCCTGCGCGGCATCAAGTATGCCGGCGCCTGGCTCTATGGCTTGCAGAACGTTACCAGCGCGGCGCGACTGCCGGCGGTTAATTGGAATTCACAGATCGCCAAGTGCCGTGCCACCATCACCGGCGCCGCGGGATTGGAACCAACCTACCGCGCCGGTGGTCAGGTCAATGTCAATACCCAGCCGGCCAACCTGATCGAGGCGCTGCTGACCGCCTGCGGCGGCCGCCTGAGCGAGATTGGCGGATTTTATAAGATCCACCTCGGCGCGCCTGACAGCCCGACTTTTGCCTGGACCGACGCTAACCTGCTGTCGAGCGAGGGACAGACGTTCCGTCCATTTTTCAGCCTGGCCGACAGCATCAACGGGATACAAAGCACCTACCCTGACCCGACGCAGGGCTGGGAAACCGCGACCGCGCCGCCGCTCTATCGCACCGACCTTGAGGCGCGCGACGGCAACCGGCGTTTGATGGCGGCGCCGGCGTTCGATTTCGTGCCGTACCCGACGCAGGTGCAACGCCTGCAGAAGTCCGGCATTGAGGAAAGCCAGCGCGCGCGCACCCATGTGCTGCCATTGCCGCCGCTCTATTGGGTGGTAGAGCCTGGCGACTACGGCACCTGGAATTCGACGCGCAACGGCTATGTCGACAAGGTGTTTCGCGTCGACAGCGTGGTCGATCGCGCGAACCTGGACGTGTCGCTGGCGGTCACCGAAGTCGACCCCACCGATT